GGCGATGCCGGTCTGCGTTGGAAATGTTAGTGGATATGATATTGCCATTTAGATCACCCGAATGCCGCACTGAATGAGCCACCGCGCCGCCTTGCGTCAAGCACTGCCGCTTTCGATGCCTCTTGAATTTGTGGCATCATCTGCATCACTTCAGCGCGTACAGTTTGCGAAACGCCAGCCGATAGGTTGATTGTCTGGTTGACAACTACACTGCCGCCCGCACCGCCACCATTAGGCACGATCTTGCCGTGACCCGACGGAACGAACAACTCCGCGCCTTTTTCACCGACCAAATGCGGCTGCCCAGCGGTTACACGACCGCCGTTAGCCCTTGCTGGTAAGCCAGAAACCCAAGGCGGTACACCGGCAGACGTTGCGCCAGCACCAAAGAGATTAAGGCCGGAAAGAAAACTGCTAACTTTAGATGTGATATTTTGCTGAATTTGAATGCGGATAAGGTCGCTAATTATTGACCTTGCCATTGACTTAAACGCATCTTTTGCGCTCATAGTTCCTTCAATAACGCCAACAAGTGAATCCTCAAGCGATTTAACTCCGCGTGTTGCCGCGTCTTGCAGATTTTTTGTTACGTCTTGCGCTGCCTTTGTGTATTCAGTCAAAGATGATGTGCTTTCTCTGATTTTGCCGGTAGTCATACCGACGGCCTCTTTCACACGTTCAAAACCTTGAGCCATAACATCTAACGGCTTTTTTGTTTCTCTAGCATTACCGATCAAATGGCGAATTTGACCATTCGCGTCCATTACTGCTTTGCCAGCATTTTCGGAATTGAAGATGACAATTTTTAAATCTTTTTCTAACTGTTCGCCAAATGTGAATTTTTCCATTTCCACACCGACTTCTTTGCCGATCTCTACGATCATATTTAAAAAATCACGCAAGCCAGACGTTACAAAAACAAGTGTTTTTAAGAAGGCGGTCGTCAAAAAATCAGCGACAGCGGCTAGTTTAGGCAAGAAAAATGATGTCAATCTATTGCCAATAGATGATAGCGTTTGCCCTAGTCTATCAAAACGATCATTTGCTTCTTCAACAGCGTTTGCTTGATCTTGTGTAAGTTCAAGCGTAAAGGCATTAAATTCTTCACGCAGATTTTTAAGTTCTTCCGAACCATTCTGCAATGTGTTTACAAGATTGACACCAGAACGGCCAAATAGGTCAAACGCGATCCGCACACGATCAGCCGGTGCTTCGATTGTTTGCAGCCGGTCAGAAACCTCATTTAACAATTCATTAGTGGGGCGCAGATTACCAGCGGCATCCATTACCTTGATGCCTAACGCTTCAAACGACCGCAAGCCAGTGCCAATGCCGGTTGATGCTTCGGAGATAGACCGATTGAACCGCGTCAGACCTTTTTCAAGTTCTTCGGCAGACGCACCCGTTTGACTGGCCGCAAATTGTAAGGATTGTAATTCATTAACTGTCAGACCAAGGCGGCTGGATGCTTTGGCAAGGTCGTCAATTTTATCTGCAAATAATTTAAGTGCCGTTGCAGCACCCAAGGCGACAAGCGCACCTTGAACGCTAACAACAGCCTTTTTGACGCGAGCTAGACCAGCCGCAACCCCGCGAAATATCTTCTGGGTTTTATCGACGGCTGCGATAACAAAATTAAGTTTTTGTGCTGCCATCGTTTATCACCTTAAAGTAAGCGAACCATTCGTTTAATTCAGTCAGAGTTAGTTCCTCAATCTCTGGCTGGGTTTTGTGTAGGCGATCCGCTAAAGCCATCATATTCAGCCTCAACGGGTCGCCTTTTAGTTTTTTTCCGCATCCTCGACAGTTTCAACATCGCCAAACATACGGCCAGCAATGTCAGATATTGTCGTCACGCTCTCTTTCATAAGATACATCTTATCTTCTAGCGTGAATAGACGCTTGCCATCAACATCTTCAGCTTTTGCAATAATCAGATCGACCATTCCGGTCACTGTCATATTGCTTAGAAAGTCTTTGTGCTTTCTTTGCAGCTTATCAATGTCGCCAGCGGTAATAGAGCCAGAATAAATAACCAAAGGTTGCCCATCTTCGCCCCACTCAAAAACCTCGATCCGGTTACGTTGCGACGCACGCCGCGCCGCTATCTGTTCTCCCAAGCCCATTTTTTACCCCTTAAACAACAGTTTCAGTTAAGCCGCCAGTTCCTTGCAGCGAATAAGTGGCGGTGTTGATACCATCAGATGAAACACCAATGTCGCGGCCAGTGACAATCGCAGAACCAGTCAATTGATGGTCGCCAGTTGTGTTACCTTCCATCTGCAATTTCAGAACAACAGTGTCGCCAGCGGTCACATTGTTTTGCGCTGTGTCAGTGTCGTCAAAATAACATTCTACGGTAGCTGTAAAGTCTTGAAAGCTAGCCTTGTATGTGTGAGCCGTATCGCCCATAACCGTATCTTGAATGGTTTCCGCAGTTTCCGATACGCTGAACGAAATCACTTCAGCCATTACGTCTGTGCCGATAAGTACGACACCATCGTTACCCTTAAAAGTCGCCATTGGTTTATCTCCTTAAACGGCAGTTTCAACGTCATTTTCTTTGGTGCGGTATTGCACCGATACTGTAAACCGACCAACGGCCACCGGCTGTTCGCCATCGCCCGAATAATCAGCCTCAAACGCAACAACCTGTGCATCTTTTGCCAGATTGTTTAGCGTTACATCAGCGGCAATGGCTTCCTCAACCTCGACCGCAATAGTGTCCAGCGCATTATCGTAATTCGCTGTGCCAATAACATATGCCTCAACGGCAACGTCTAAAACCCGATTTACCGAACGCGCCAGCGTGATTGTATCAAATTCGGTCGCTTCGCTCTTGGTAAAAATACATAAAGCTGGCAACTTTGTCTGTTCAAGTGGAAAGATACGGCTGCGGAATACGTTGCTTCCGGTAGTCGCCAATCCCGTTAATGTTGTCACGATCTGGTCGCGGATTTGCTGCCGGACGTGCGCCATTATTGTTTCTCCAATACCAGCGTGGTCATACCAGTGCCGTCATCCTGCACAATCCGGATCGTATAGGCCACCGCGTTGATCGTAATAGTGTCGCCTTCGGCTGCGGTGCTAACGTCTGCGGTGCGGCAAACAAATCGCGGCTGTTGCAGTGCAAAGCCAACGCCAACGCCAGCGTCAACCTCGACAAAATCATTATCAAAGATGCCATTGATCGTGGTCGCATTATAGGTCGCCGCAACCCCGAAATCATCAACGCCAACAAAGATTGCGCGATCATCTGCGGTTTCGACTGCCATTAGTCAGCGTCCACTTTAGCCACTTTAGCCACTTTGGCCGACCATAGTTTTGCATAGCCGCGATCAATCAGCTTGTTCGCCTCATCTTGACGAACATCGTGATCTTCACCGGCAAGCATAATTCCGACTGAACCCGCTTGGCAGTCTTTTAACGTTGTAATTTTAACAAGTTTGATTGTCATTTTTTCTTTGTGTTCCGCTTTACTAGGCTGGCCGCTGATTTCTTTGTTAGGCCAATTGCCCGATCAGTGATGCCTTGCTTTTCTTCATAAACCTCGACCTTGCCAGTATTGACAAGATCAAGCCCCACGTTTTCAGTAACCTCGACAATATCGCCAACAACGTGCGCTTTACCGCCGATAAGAATATTCCGCTTGCATTTAATTTTCATACTAGACCCCTATGGGAAAGACAGGGCGACTTGCGCCGCCCCGTCAGTTTAGTTAGGCATCAATGTCGAGACACGCAGCGAATGACTGTGCGTGACGAACAGCAATGTCCATCTCTTGCATTACGCGGATGCGTACTGCACCAGTTGAACCGCCTGTGTACGGATCAACCAATACATCAACCGCAGAATGGAAACCGATTAGCAATTGTGAAAAATCGCCATAAATCAACGCACTAGCAGTTGTCAGTGTGCCTTTTGTAAGGTCTGACGGCACGTTATTGGTAACAGCAAGATCATAACCATATAGGCTGTTCCAAGGCGCATCCAGAAGCATAACGCTGTCAGTTGAAGCAACCTTTGGTGTTGAAGCCATATGAGACTTAACTTTTGGGTTGGTCAAATAGGCAAGCGTATTGCCATTGATCGCAGCGTTGTCAACCTCAACCTCTTTAACAAGGTCAGTGATGGCATCCCAAGTCAGTGCGCCACCATTGGTTCCGATTGCAACTGAACCGATACCGGCTGTTCCGATGATGCCGGTTGGCTCGTTAGAACCGCCGCCCTCAATAGCCACGTCCTCAATTTTTTGAGCCACAGCATTTAAGAGGTCGTCACGCACGATCTGCTCAACAGATGGGTCAGATTGGATCATCAGCAAACGGCTAATGTCTGTGAAAGCACCCAATGACTTTGGTGACATTGTGATCTGTGAGAAAACAGCGTTTACCTCAGATGTTGCGCCGTTCTCAGCCACAAAACCGGCAGAAACGCCAGTTGCCAGCTTTGGAATAGCAACGTCGCCACGCAGACCGGTCATAAACCGCGCACCAAGGTCAGAGAATACCAAACGCGCACGCAGAGCATCAACAAACTGGTCGCCCATATGATCGGTTGGCTTTAAGAAACCGCCAGCGGAGTTTGTGCCAACAGTCAGGTCACGACGACCGCCCCAGAAACTGTCTGGCGCATAAAAGCCGCGTGCTTCACGACCTTGACGCTTTGCGATTTCTTCAGAAACCTCACGCTCAAGACCTTGAAGGCCAGAACCATTTACTAGACCACGAACAGCTTTCATAAAGCTATAGTCGCGCTGCTCTTTAGCTGACATATCAACCGCACCGGCTGACTGCTCAAGTGGCTTACCTTCGCCGATAGCGTCCAGCAATGTTGCGCGGAATTGTGCAACAGACTGACCTTCGCCGATAGCTTTATCGGCTAGATCACGCCGATTGTGTTTAACAGCAAGATTGATGATCTCGCTGGCATTCTTTTGGAAATCGCGCTTCGCTGCTTCAGCGGCTGCTTCGCGGATTTCGTCGTGATTTACTTCAGACATTTTTGTTGTCTCCTTTTGTTTAATCACTGGTTCGATAATTTCA